TAGAAGCTCTACAGGGATTTCGTCAGGGTGCAAGGACAAGGTCAGGACATATCCTGTCCTGTCCTGTTTCAACGCAACCTTACGGGCTTCAAACTGAAGCGCCATAAAGCTTTCCTTCAAGGTAAGAAATGATTGCCTTTGACGCTACCAATTCCTGCTCCAGCTTGCGCACTGCACTGAGCTGTTCAGGAGTTGCGATATACCTGACCTCTGTGTTTGGTGCGACCTTGAGCATCTCCACCTGCGCAGTCAATTCTGCGATCCGCGCATCCTTGTCTTCCAAGGTGCTTTTGCGAACAACCTTGAGCCGTTTCTTCTTGCTCATGGTGACAGGCTTTGCGACTCCCGCCTCATGTCGGGCGTGGTAAACCTTTTGTTTTGAACATTCAAACAACGTCGCAACATCTGCGCATGACATGTCGGGGTTGGCTTTGACAAACTCTTTTAAAGCTTCACGATCTAACATATGACCTCCATCAAAAGGGTACATCGTCATCCAGACCATCGGCTGGAGATTTTGGTTGAGCCTTGGGGGCGGGGGCTTGTTCATCTTTGGGCATGAAGCGATCCACGCTCAACGAAAGGTAAGTCTTGCCGCTGGAATCCACCTTCTTCCATCCGCTCAGTTTGACCACAGTCAAGCCGTCTTCAGTCTTGATGGCGGTCAGGTCGTTTAAATTGATGGCGATGTTGCCCCAGTAGTCAGGCGACATGGGGGTTCGCTTGCTGATGGTGGCACGAAGAGAGCCGCTATCTGGATAGGGCTTGTACGCTTTTTTATCTGTCATTTGTCTGCTCCTTGCAGGGTTTTCTTGTATTCCGCAAAGCCATTGCGGATGGCGTTGTAAGTCTCAGGGTGGCTAGCCTTGAGCCTGTCCAGAAGAACTTGGTTGTTCTTCCAGTAACTGTTTAAATCTGGCAGGTCGCGGTGTACGCTGATGAACGCCAGCATGGTTTCGGCAATGAGGGCGGCATCCTCGTCCGTCCAATCCCCCTTGGGAGCCTCCACGGCGGCGACAGAAGACCCTGTTGACTCCACCTTGGCGGGAATGGGTGCGGACGCTGGCACAGTCATTTCTACCGTCGCCTTGGGCGTTGTAACTGTGACGATCTTTTCCTCGTCTGGGGTGTCTTCACCGCTGTAGATGTACAACCCAAGTCCATGCAGGGCAAGGGATTTAACCAAGCAACGCATGATCGCAGTGTTTACAGCCATCGAATCGGGGTGGCTGATGGGTTTGTTGCGGTAATCCAAGATGGGCAACTGACATGTCAGGCTCTTGCCAAACACCGTGGTTTCTACCCACACCATTCCGGTGTCACCAATCGACATGACTGGGGTCTTGCCCAAGCCTGTGCCGTCATCCCACAGCATGACGCTGTAGGTAGCGGCTTGGTCAGCCTTGAGGACTTCCGTCCATGCCCATGCCCATGACAGGTACGTCATGCCATTCTTCTTCTCCGTCTTGTCATTGACGTTGATCTTCAGCAAATCAAGCTGGTTCATTGATCTCTCCTTGGTATTGTTTGCACCACTGGGCAACTCCGCAGTAGTTTCCGGTACATCTGGTGTACTCGCCTTTCCTTGTTTCGACATATCCTTTTTCCTTTTCTGCCAGCTCTGTGGCTTCTTCTATGGTTTGAAATACACGGATCGCTGTCTTGCGACCCTCTCTCTTCACTGCGTAGGTGGTTTCTTTTGCCCACCTTTCCTCATCGGTGCAGGGCTGTAGCTCTTCACCGAAATCATGTGCAACCTTGGCGTTGCGGTGCATCTCCAAGCGACTGCGGACGTACATCTCTGTCTTGACCGAATCCCACACAGGGATGTCAATCATCACCGCCTCGGCTTGGGGGTATCCTTCCTTGGATGTTTCAAACTTGTTGAAGTCTTTGACAAAGGCGCAGATTTGCAGACCCACCACCTTGGTGTGCTTGACCGACTCAACCAGCCATTTGTAGATGTTCAATTGGGTTTCCCAGTCAATCTTGTTCATCATCACCGAATAGGCTTTGACAAACTTGTAGTCAATGATGACCACACCGTCTGCGGTGTACTGTTGCAGATCGATCGCCCCGCTGATTGTGATTCCGTCCACCTCTGTAAACAGCCGCTCTTCGTTGACGTACCCCTCAACCTCTTTGGCTTCCAGCTTGCCATGCATGAATGTTCCAAACTGCGATGCCAGCAAAGAAGTGACATCAATTTCGATCTGGTCATCATATTGTTCGCGCAACCGTCTGATTTTAGGTGGTGACATCAGCTCCGTTACGCTATACTGGGACGAACCCTTTGTGTAGTAGTTCCTTGTCAGCAAAGCCACGACTGGCGCGGGTAGATTCTGTTTGTTGGTAATCTTCATGCAACTCCCTTGAAAGGTCATACTAGTGAAAAACAATGATAGTGATTGTACAGCAGAATTGCAAGGACTAGTGCTGGTTATTTATGGGGAGCCAGCGTCAAAAGCAAATTCCCGCAGGGTTGTGAAGTTTGGAAATATGTCCCGCCTGATAAAGAGCCAGAAAGCTCTCAACTATTCCGATGCTTTCAGGCAACAATGCCCGCCTATTACCCCTCTAATGTCTGGGGATATTTGCATGCGCATCACGATCTATTACGCCAGCCGCAGACCTGACTTGGACGAGAGCTTGATCTTGGATTTGTTGCAGGGGTTGGTCTACAAGAACGATCGTCAGGTCAAGGAGCGCCATACATACTGGGGGCTTGATCCTGACAACCCAAGGGCAGAGATCATCATTGAACAGATGCCCGAAAAAATGCCCGCTCAAAGGCGGGCAAAAGAAAGGAAAGACAAATGAACCGTGGCAACTGCTTACCACGGGGAAAGTGTACCAGATACCGACCTGAAGTACCTAAGCAGCACACGCGTGTACTGTTTAAACGCAACGCCGAAAAAAATTCGGAGAGTAAAGTTTTAGAGAATTTCGGTTGCGGTTTTAGTCGCATGTGTTTAAACACTTGTGGGGTCTTCAAAAGCAAAGCTTTATCCCCTTCCACAAGATATTTATTGCCGGTTTTGACAAAATGCGAACAGTTGGTTTATACTGAACCCGCTGGGTGCAAACTTAGCCTCTGAGGTTGGTGATGCCAGTCAGCCGCAAGGCAATCAGATTGGGTCTGATGATTCAAAGCAGGGTTCGAGAAATCATCCGGCAGTTGGAGCCGTCCCTGTACCAACACCTACACGCATGGAGATTGGGTACTGGCAACCCATGAAAGGTTGCACAAGCAGTTGTAATCCCAGTCCCCAGCCGTGTTGGTGTCGAGGTTCTAGTCAAACACCTGTCTGCAACAGGAGCGGATGCAGTAAAACGCCCCAAACCAGATGACAACTGGTTCACCAACAACCAACACGCATGGGGATTGGCAAAGATGGCACGCTGTAGGTATAAACCGACAAAGCCGCAGTTCTCGCCAAGTTGGGCTAACAGTCCCCAGCCGTGTTGGTGTGAATATTGTTCTATCTCCGCTGTTCCGTCGGAGCCTGCGCTCAAAAATGAACGGAGCCACCAACAACCTTCATGTAAAGAAAATCTCAAAATCTTTACATGACCCCTATTGACACAGCCTGAAAACCTGTGCTAGAGTTCTCACCGTTGGATGTGAGAAACCCAGCAAGCAAGCCGTTAGATCTGATCCCGACCCCGCATGGGGTGTCAAATGTCCATAAGACAATTTGGTTTCTCACCGGGGTCAGTTCTAACGGCTTTTTTGTTTCTGTTTACACCCCAGCCGTACTCCGCACGTTAGCAAGCACCCCAGTCGTGGTGGCGCGGAAGGAAAGCGTACACGGTATGACTTACGTCTAGGGGGCAGTTCCCGAATAATCCGTGCGGCTGGTCGAATCATCAAGCCGAGGGGCTGACTTACGTCAGCATGATGATGCCGTAAAGGCGGGTGAACCTCCTCTCTTACTCCGTCTGGGGTAGGGGGGTCTTTGGGGTGAATTTAATGTAAGCAGCCCCGACAGGGGCATAACCGGAGAATCAACGTGAGAATCTATCTGATAGCAAGTAACCGTGGCGTTCGGCTTGTCCGCGCCGCACACAGAGCGCAAGCATTATCGTTTGTCGCATCACAAGAGTTGACGGTGCGTGTTGCGTCACAGGAAGACTTGGTGAAACACCTCGCAGAAGGTAAGCCGATCGAAACTGTTGCCGCGCCCGACCAGATCAAGTTGGATTTAGGATAAAAAGGAGAAACAAATGAACCACACAGACGCAGAAGCAAGAGCAATTTGGGCAGATCAAGATTCAATGCCCGATGTTTTAAACCAAGAGCCACAAAGCGTATGCACCGTGGAGGATTTTGATGTGATCAAGCCAAACATGTACACCATACTGATGGATCAATGCGAGCTGGTTGATCTCTTCATGGATTCTGGCGGCACATTGAAAACCATGTTGCACCCATCCAAGAAAATTTATTTTTCTGCGGTGCGTGATGACAAGCGTATTGTTGGATACGGTGAAACACCGTACGAAGCAATCAGGTTGTGGGCTTACAAAACAAAAGCCAATGATTGTTAACATGACCCCGTCGGAGTCTGCAATAGCGTTAACCCTAGCGGTCATGCGTAATACGACCGCCCGTCAAAACAATGTCGCAGACAAACAGATGGGGAAACAAAACCCCATCGAAATTGACAGGGATGGCATCCTTGCAGAGATGGCATTCGGGAAACAGTTCAACCTGTATCCCGACTTGTCTGTCTATCCCCGCAAAGGCGGGGCAGACCTGATCACACACAAAGGCATGAAAATAGATGTCAAAGCCACCAGATACAAGTCTGGAAGACTTTTGATTCACATTGACAAGCCTGTCGAAGAAGTGGATATTTATGTCCTCGGAATCGTTGACGGTGATGATGTTGACCTTGTTGGCTACATCAAATCCGCAGAAGCAATCCAACCGCAGAATTTAAATGACTTGGGTCACGGCTCAGGTTATGTCATCGAACAATCCAATCTTAAAAAATTTAAGGAATCAAATGGAAACTGATTTAAACAACATGACGATGCGGGACTTGTTTGCCGCATTTGCTTTGGCGGGTATGTTGGCAAGCGACTCTCGCAGAGAGAGCGTTTATCTCTTATCAAGTGACGCATACAAATGCGCAGACGCAATGATGGAATATAGGTTCAAAAATGACTCGCAACTATAAACAAGAATATGCCAACTATGACGGCACACCCGCAGTCAAAAAGAAACGGGCGGCAAGAAACAAAGCCCGAAGAATGTTGGAACGCGAAGGCGTTGTTCACAAGGGTGACGGCAAGGACGTAGATCACAAGACCCCTCTAAGCAAAGGTGGCACAACAGTCCGAAGCAATCTGCGTGCAGCGCCCGCAGCGCAAAACAGATCATTTAAACGCAAATCTGACGGCAGCATGAAATGATCGCAGAGCTTGTTGAGCAAACGCACTTCAACGAATCGACCAGAGTGGTATGCCCATTCTGTTCACCCGACCGCAGAAAACAAAACATAAAAGATATGACCCTGACGCGCAAAGACGATGGCGCAGTGGTCTATCACTGCCATCATTGCTTTGAAAAAGGCTCAGTCCAACCCAGAAAGGAAACCAAATTGTCTGCCGTCCCCTCTCCTACGGTCATCAAAGAACCTCTTGCCACGCCCCACTACGAGTGGCTCAAAAGCAGAGGCATTTCCCCCGACACAGCAAACAAGATGAAGCTGTTCGCGGCAGAGAAATACTTTCACAAGATAGGCAAAGTCACACCAGCGATTGGCTTTCCCTACTTCCGACAAGGCAGTCTTGTTGCAACCAAGTACAGGTCAATCAGCGCAAAGGATTTCACCCAAGACATGGGCGGTGCGCATGACTTCTTTGGCATTGACAATGTGGAAGTGGGTAAGCCCATCATCATTGTTGAAGGAGAAATGGACGCGCTTTCCGCCATCGAAGCAGGTTTAAACAATGTGGTGTCAGTCCCCAGCGGTGCGCCAATGAAGGTTGCCGAAGCCCGACGGGATGACAAACGATTTGCTTTTATACAGAACGCCCAGCAAGTCTTAGACAAAGCACCGTATGTAGTTCTGGCTACAGACCAAGACCCATCAGGTCAAGCGTTGGCAGAAGAGCTGGCGCGGAGAATTGGTAAAGACAAATGTCGGCTTGCCAAGTTCCACAAAAAAGATTTGAATGAAGTGTTGCTGGACGATGACCCGACATTGGAAGATGTCCCCTCAACTCTAATACATAAGATCATCAATGACGCAGAGCCATACCCAGTGGCGGGTCTGTCGATGGCAAACAGTTTCGAGGATCGTTTAAACACGCTGTATTCGAAGGGTACGGGCAAGGGTGTATCTACAGGGTATGACTCGGTCGATAACATTTACACGGTCGCCCCATCACAACTGACGGTGGTCACAGGCTATCCCAGCTCGGGCAAATCGAATTTCGTTGACCAGCTCATGGTCAACATTGGCAAAGATTCAGATTGGAAGTTCGCCATCTGTTCGTTTGAAAACCAGCCAGAAATACACATCAGCCGCCTGATGGAAATTTACACAAAGAAAAGGTTCTTTGACGGCAAAGACAGAATGACGGAGGAGGAACGTACCAAAGCGTTTAAATGGGTCAATGACCATTTCGTTTTCATCGACACCAACGGGGATGAACCCAGTTCGTTGGATTCCATCCTGAGCCGTGCCGCCACCGCAGTAAAGAGTATTGGGGTCAAAGGGATTGTGATTGACCCCTACAACTACATTGAGATGAACAAGACCAACACCACAGAGACAGAAGCCATCAGCGCCATGCTGACAAGGATTCAGAAGTTCTGCAAGACGCATGACGTGCATATCTGGTTTGTCGCCCATCCATCCAAGATCAACAGGTCAGGTGTTGACCAGCCCCGCCCAGATGGCATGGCTATCTCAGGTTCAATGGCTTGGTGGGCAAAGACCGACTGCGGCATCACCGTCCACCGTGGTGATGGGTGCGTAGAGATAGCGGTCTGGAAGTGTCGGTATCGCTGGGTCGGGCAACAGGGTGAAACGTCCCTCCTGTACAACAAAACCAGTGGTACATATGAGGAACACCTCGACCATTTCTAGGCGTAAAAAAAGGGGGCGTCCTGCCCCCTGTTTAAACATACCCGCCTTCGCTGCTTCGAGAAGCTCCCCGGGCGAGCTTATAACTGTTTAAACGTTATTTTTTTTGGTCTACAAAATCTACGTCAACCCATTCTGCAAAACCCGCATCAAATTGTTTATCAATTTCACGCGCAACTTTCATTGCCACATCTTTCCCAGCGTGTCTCACAAGTTCTCTGGTAAGTAGTCCGCTGATTATGGTTGCTTCATGGGACTGGGCATTCATTTGCGAAATGAGCATATCAATTTTTTGTTTTAACTCATCGACCAACAAGTCGTAAGCTTCTGTTATGTGTCGCATTTTTTTCCTTTTTAAACAAGTCGGCAAGAATGTACTGCCGACAAGAAATTTACATACCGTCCAATGTATCTTGGTGTTGCCAAATGGACTTTGGACTTGCGGTACACGAACCAAGCCCCATCCCTGTGCTTGATGTATTTGTCACCCTTTGGGACTGCATCAGCAGTTCTGACAACTTCCACGCATTCCCAGCGGTAGACATCGGATGGCAGAGGGATTGATTGCTCAGCCAACACTTTGACAACTTTCATGCAACCACCCGCAATTTTGTGCCTTTGATGTACATGGGCTTGTCATCGGAAATGGATTGGAAATAGTATTCCAATGCGGCATCGATGCTGTCCCAACTGATGCCAACATTTGCATCATGGTTGTGAGCCATGATCTTCAAGATGTTTAAACAATCATTGTCAGTCATCGTTGTTGGGTCTGCGCCTGAGTCTTCCATGTACTGTCGAACGTCATCGATAGTCCATTCAATACGCAACACCCATTCATCATCATGTCCTTGAATCACTTGAGCCATGTGTATTCCTCCGCATGCGTAATAACAAATTCACCGTGGTCACCAACGACAGGCTCGCCATCGGTGTAGTAAAAAATTCGTTCATCTTTGGCATCTTCGATGCCGTCCCACTCCCCATCAGACACAACCATGCCGTGGAAAAACTTTCCATCGTCATGCCAATAACCATCACAGACATACAGTTTCATTTGTTTTCCTTTCATTGTTTAAACGCAGTCTCTCCCGCTGTCACCGCCTTAGCACATTCAATGTGCGGTTCACTGTTTGGAACACCCGCAATCCTGTTATTAATGGGGCGAATTGTGGGTTACGTATGTGCCATGCGTCAATTGAATAGCCCCATCAATGCTTTTCACTGCTGTCTGGTTGAAAGAAGTTTTCAAACTCCCAGACGTATTCCAGTCGTTCAAAGAATTCATCTTTGGTTGTGCCAGATGACATGGACAACAGCACCAGCACCTTTGACAGCACTGCCACGGTTGCAGACGCACTCACTTCCGAATGCGTCACCATGTTGACCATGCCCTCATAAAAGAGGGCTATCTCTTTATGATTTAATTCCTCGTTTTGCAAGATATTCCTCCATCAGTTGGTTGCCCCTGTCACCCAGCGCCCTGACCATTCGCATGGTCTTTTCGTAGGATTCTCTCCCAGCGTAATGGGCGTTGCCCTCCGCGTATTCGTAGTACCAGTCAGTGCGT